GTGCATTGATGGGTGCTACAGTTATCGATATGACAGCAGACTATTATGGTTGGGCTGTAATTAAAGGACCAGCAGCACTATTAACTGTAGGAACTTTAGTTGTAGGTAATGCAGCAGTTCGTTCAGGTGGTACAGCAGGTGGTGTAGCTCCAGCAACAGATAACGTCTTACAAGAAGTTGGCGATGTTATGGCTGTTTCAGCTAACACTGAGTATTCATTAATTAATATGAACTTAGGCTAAAAACGGAGTAATTTATGGCAGATGCAGTTACAAGTCAAAAAATCGTTGATACTGACAAAAAACTAGTCTATAAATTTACTAATATATCTGATGGATCGGGAGAAGCATCTGTTGAAAAAATAGATGTTTCTGGGTTAAACACCAATAGTGAGGGTGATACGTGTTCAAGAATCACCCTTACTCAGATTTGGTACGATCTAGGAGGTATGCGAGTTGCTATTGAATGGAATGCAACGTCTAACGTTGTTGCACTTGTTCTAGGAGGAAGTGCTGCAGCAGGCGTGGAAAACGGTCATTTTGACTTTAGAGAGTTTGGTGGTATTTCTAATAATGCAGGTAGTGGCATAAACGGTGATGTGGATTTAACGACTCACGGTCATACCGCTCATGATCATTATACAATCGTAGCGGAATTTATTAAAAGTTATTAATAATGGCTACTTCAGGAACTCGCACATTTAGTTTAGATGTAGCGACCGCAATCGAAGAGGCGTACGAACTTGCAGGATTAGAAGCTCGTACGTCATATGATGCTGTTACAGCTCGTCGTTCTATGAATATAATGTTTGCCGATTGGTCAAACAGAGGTATTCAAATGTGGGAAGTTACTAAAGTAGAGCTTACCCTTACAGAAGGAACTAACGAATACACTTTCAATTCTTATGATATAGATATTTTAGACGCCTATATTCAAAGAACAGTGAATGATGTTGTTACAGATTATCCTTTAGATAGAATAGATCGAAACGAATATGTAGGTGTTCCTAATAAAGCGACTAAAGCACGTTCTACAGAGTTTTGGTTAGAACGTAAGAAATCTCCTATTATTCATCTTTATCCTACGCCCGAGAACTCAACAGACAAACTCATTTACTATGTTTGGCGTACAATAGAGGATTCTTCAACCTCTGTTAACGACGTAGATATACCCACAAGGTTTATGCCTTGTTTAGTATCAGGGTTAGCTTATTATTTATGTATAAAGAAAAATGTTCAAAAACTCCCAGTTATACAAGATTTATATGAAAGAGATTTAGCAAACGCTTTAAGATACGACGAAGACCGTTCTAATATAAGGTTAGTGCCTAAACAAGAGTATATCTAATGGCTTACGCATCAGGTAAATATGCTTATTTTATTTGTGACACTTGCGGATTTAGATATCCGTATAAAGAAGCAAAAGGAAATTGGGAAAATTTTAGAGTTTGTAACGAATGCTATGAGCCTAAACACCCTCAATTAGATCCGCCTCGTATTGGATCTGATGCAGAACAGCTTTGGAGACCGCGACCAGACGTACCTTTACCTCAATCAGGTTTAGGTGTTGTTACTACCATAGATCCTTCCACAGCAGTGATTGCTAGTGCGACCAGTCCTAGCGGAACAAGAACAATGACATTTACAGACGATCCGATTGGTAGTAAATTTGAAGGAGAGTTTGGAACAGGATCTGTTGGTAATTTAGAAGTGAGTACAACATAATGGCAGGATTTACATACAGTGAGTTAAAGACAGCAATAGGAAATTATTTAGATAATAGTGAAACAACGTTCACTAATACTTTAGACACTTTTATTCAAACAACTGAAGAAAAGATTTTAAAATCAGTTCAACTTCCTGTTTTTCGTAAAAACTCAACAGGATCAGCAACAGCGGATAATACTTATTTAGCAATGCCTTCTGATTTTTTATCTCCTTTTAGTTTAGCTGTAATAGACAGCAGTAGTAACTATAATTATTTATTATTAAAACACGTCTCCTGGATTCGAGACTATACTCCTGCAGCAGCAACCACAGGAACTCCTAAATATTATGCACAGTTTGATGAAAATACTTTTATTTTAGCTCCTACCCCTTCTACAACGTTTACTTTTGAACTACATTATAATTATCGTCCTGCTTCCTTAACAACCGTTGGAGCGGATAATAAAAGTTGGCTTTCTGAAAATGCTCCAAACGCCATGTTGTATGGTTGTTTAGTAGAAGGAGCGGTGTTTATGAAAGAAGCTCCTGATACTATTATGTTGTATGAACAAAAGTTTCAAGAAGCTTTAGCCATGTTAAAAGTTTTAGGTGAGTATAAAGACATACGAGATGAAGCAAGGAATGATCAAATTAAAATACAACCACAAGCACAATGAAAGAACTAGAAGGTAAGAATGTTGCAATAGTTGCTATGGGTCAAAGTCAAATAGACTTTCATCTTTCTCAAACACACAGTGTAGAGTTTGATGAAATTTGGGCTATAAACGCAATGATAGGTGTTTTACCCAACATAGACAGAGCATTTATTCTAGATCCAATGAGCAGGTTTTTAGACACTGAAGATGCTGGAACAATGACTCCCATGATGAGAAAGAAATTACCAAAATGTAATTTTCCTATTTATACGTGTGAGTTAGATGATAGAGTTCCTGCTGCTGTTGAATACCCTATAGAGTTAATTATTCATGATTTAGGATGTTCTTATTTTAATAACACAATTCCATATGCGATAGCTTTTGCTTTATGGAGCAAAGTTGGTAAACTGTCTCTTTTTGGTATTGATTTTACATATAGGAGCAATATGCATTTTGCAGAAGCAGGAAGATCTTGCACAGAGTTTTGGTTATCTAAGTGTATAGACGCAGGTATACAAATAGAAGTAGCTCCTAGATCAACTTTATTAGATATGGATATTCCCATACAAGAAAAACTATATGGTTATCATCGATTAACAGACCCAAAAGTAGCTTATCAAGACGGTAAAGAGATGAGTGTTTGTGCTTTATCTGAAATAAAAATGGAACCTGTAAATAAACCTGTTGGTATAATTAACAGAAATGATTTAAAATTAAATCCTGTAGAACCAGGAGAATATTAAAATGTTTTCATTAGAATCAGAAACAAAAATTAATGATTTAAGTGTAAAAACAACACAAAACAGAGGGCACACTATAGAAGAAATTGCTGAAATGACAGTTAATAAAATAGTTTCTGTAGGTGATCAAGCTCCTGCACCCATAAGGGCACAAGCTCATGCATTTAAAGATGCATGTAAGAAAATAATTATGTATTATATGCATGAAGCGGTAAAAAACCACATTTGTACAATATGTAATCAATTAGAACAACAAGGTCATAAAGACCTAGCAAATATAATAAGGAGACTATAATGGCTATAACACAAGCAATGTGCACAAGTTTTAAAAAAGAATTGATGGAAGCAAAACACAATTTTTTACTTTCAGGAGGAAACACTTTTAATTTAGCACTGTACACTAGTAGTGCTACTATGAGTGCCTCTACAACTGCATATGTAACAACAAACGAAGCAACTGGTACTAATTACACTGCAAAAGGAGCTGCTTTAACAAGAATAAACCCAACCACTTCTGGTACAACTGCGTACACTGATTTTGCTGACTTAACTTTTGGCACAGCTACGGTTACAGCTAGAGGATGCATGATTTTTAATGACTCTGCATCAGGAGATCCAGCAGTTGCTGTTTTTGATTTTGGTGGGGATAAAACCTCTACAGCAGGAAGTTTTACTATAACTTTTCCAACAGCAGACGCGTCTAACGCGATTATAAGAATAGCGTAGGAATTTAAGTGGCTACTGGTTGGGGTCGAAGTACTTGGGGCTCAGGTCCATGGGGAGCTACAGCTGTTTCTGTTGCTCTAACGGGTTTGGCAGGAACTTCTGCTTTAGGTTCCGAAACAGTAACAGGAGACGCAAATGTAGCAGAAACAGGAGTTAATGCTACAGGTGCTGTAGGCACTACAACTGCTACAGGTGTTGCTTTAGTTGGAGTTACAGGCAATGCAGGAACAGGTGCTATTGGACAAGAAAGTGCTACAGGTACTGCTGAGGTAGCAGTAACTAATGTTGTTGGAACAACTGCACTAGGCACTGAAGGGTTAATAACTAATAATGTTCTTCCTATAACTTTAGGAGCAGCAACAGGATCCGTTGGAAGTGTAACAACAGCAGCAGCAGCTACAGCTTATCCTACCAACGTTTTAGCGACGACGGCACTAGGTGGGGTAAGTGTTTGGGGAGAAGTAGTTCCAGGAGTAACTACTAACTGGTCCGCTATTTCTGATTCTCAATCACCAAATTGGCAAGAAGTTGCTTAACATTTTGAAGAAAAGAATATACAATCAAGAAAGCACGGAGATAAAACATGGCAAGTACATATGTAAATAATTTAAGACTTAATGAAATGGGTACTG